ATCCGTTCCATCGACGCCATCCGTTCCATTGACGCCGTTGGTTCCATCAACGCCATCGACGCCATCCGTTCCATCGACGCCGTCAGTGCCAGCATCACCTACTGGCATACATGACACAATTATATTATCTCCAGCGGAAAAACTGCCTGCGTGGTCAACATAGGTCAGATTAAATTTTTGGTAGCCAACCCCGACAGAACGGGCCGTTACTTCAAAAAAGATGAAATTGGTCAAATCGCCTTCTTCAAATATTTTTAATATACTTCTAGGCACATTTGAGCTATCATCCCAAGTTGCAAGCCAACTGCTAACATCACTCCCGTTTCTGTCGTTATTATCAATATAAATCTTTGTTACACTTGAATACGTGGCATGATTAAATCGTAAATACCCACTGCCCGGGTCGCCGTCCGTTGTTACTGTGCTAAACTTATACGGAGCCGAGGGCCCGCCAGGGTCGCCATCTACTCCGTCCGTGCCGTCTACGCCGGATGTACCCGTGCCAGATGTGCCATCAACGCCACTCGTGCCATCTACGCCGGATGTACCCGTGCCAGATGTGCCGCTTGATCCACTAGTAAATTCCGGCGGGGTGGTCCCAGAAGTGCCAGTTGTTCCAGATGTTCCGACTTCTGAAGTCCCTGATGTGCCTCCAGCCGTGCCGCTATTACTATATTCAATCACAGCCGTCTCAAGATAGTTGAAACTACCACTATGGCCGGTATACGAAACGCCAAAGGTGAAATAAGTTCCATTATCGGCTTTACTGGTGATGCTGCCAAGCCAGTAGATCGAGGGGCTGCCTTCTTTCCAGATTTTAATTATACCAGCGGCAAGAAAAGAATCAAGGAAGTCGCTAACGTCTGTCCCGTTATAGCTGGTATCGTGAGCGTAAATCTCCGTTACTAAGGACAAATCGCTGTTGTTAAACTCAAAAAAACCTGAGCTTGGCGGCGCTGATGTGCTACTGCTATAAGACCAACGAAAAGCGTATCCGCCATGCTCCCCCTTTTCCCCCTTAGCACGTGGCTCGAAGTTGTTGCAATCGGCTTTGGTAATCGGTGATTTATCCGACCGTAATTTTCCATCTCGGTTTGATTTAGAAGTGCGGCAGAAGGTGTTTGGGGCTGTATCTTTGAGGCATTCCTTGTTTTGTTCATCCCAATGTTGACAAGTTTCGTGCTGCTTTTCGCGAGTTAAAATGTCAATTTTATCCGCCGTTTGTTTGAGTTTCTGTTGGTCTGATACATCCAGCTTTGACGTTGTTTGTATTGTTTCATTGAGTTCAATTAGATCAACAACCCACGGGGTAAGCGGCCGCCAGGTTTTCCGTCGTACACGTAAATCGCCAACATTGATTTGAGTTTCTTCATCGAAAATCGACAATGTATCGCCAATATCAAACTGGTAAAACTGGTAGGTGTCCGGGTCGGTTTTCCACAAATCCAAGCAGTTTATTTGATAAGAGGTGCGCTGACTAACTAAATTGGCTAATTCGTCCGTGGCGGTGAGATATAGTTCCCACGGGTCGGCGATGCTGTCATCCCTAAATGTTCTTTCTTTAGCTCCCCATGATGTAACCTCTGTTGAGTTTACCAAAGTTAAAATTTCAACTTGGTCGCCTTTTGTCGGAGTTGTGGTAAGGGTTGAGGTGGGATAGATTACATCACCGTTGATACTGTTTATCTCAAACTGCTGAATATTAAAATGACGGGTGCGGTCAATGCTGTTGATTTCGGACGTGAATATTTGCCCAATCTGATAGGTGCTGAACTTACTACCATCGTCCGTGGGAAGGTTTACCAAGGCGTTGGTCGCGCTATTGATTGTTGATCGAAATCGGGGATGCTTGCCGATGGTTAAGCCCCCGCCAAAATCAACGGTGCGTAAAATAATCACATCACCTGCTGAGGGGGCCTCCTCCGGCTCTTCAATAGACAAGCAGCCGTCAACGGGCGTGTTGGCTGTGAGGCGATAAGAAACACCGGTGTCGGGCGTTGCAGTAAGAGTGGTGAAATAAAGCTGATCATTGTCGTGGCTATTAACCCTGGTAACAATGCCTTGGGCGTTGCCGTCCAAAAATTCAATATAACCGTTTTGATATTCTTGCGATGTTCCATAACTGGCAAACGAATCATACAACATACTGGCCGTCGCCGATTCCACCTCGGAACTTTTGACGGCAAAACCCCAGATGTCAACTGGGCGGACATTTTTTGCCAAGCGGCAGGATTCACCAATAATGTCGTCAGCATCATTGACAAAATGGAGTTTATCGTTTAAAGCGAGATTCCCACTATCATCGTTTGCGTCGATAGCCCGCAGAACACCTTTCAAGTCGCCGCCGGTAACCTCGAAAATCCCCCCACGATATTCGTTATCATACATCGTTACGCCGGCAACGGCCATCGTCTGCGCGGATGAGCCACTATCGACTGAACCTGCTGAGGTAGAATAGAGAATGTCACCAACATCTCCATATCGCCACTTCCACGCATCATTGGTTTCATCGACGTAGACTTTCTCAGCATCAATGCCAGTTTTAGCGACAACGCTGGTGATTTCACTTTCGATACCCGAATGGACGTGCTGCCAGTCCGCTTTTGCGCCAAAGGGGAAAATCCTATTGGCATATTCGCGAACATCGAGGGTGTGATTTAGACTGAGCAGATTTTTGCGGTTGATTAAGAATGTGCCGGTGTTTTGCGATAGGTCGGAAAGGAAATCAATCGTACCGTCTTCGTTGCGCCGATATCCACAGTTGGGGTAGTCTTCTTTATAAGCGGAGATTATCTTCTGGAGTACCGACAAAGCGGTTTCATTAACAAATTGGTATTCTTTTGGGGCGTTATCCAAAGCGGATGACACTGTGCCAACGCTAAAATCTGACCGCGCTAAAGCTGCCGTGAGTACGGTCGTTACCGTAGCGTTGGAGGCGATATATTTTCCATCACCTGTATAGGTATAGTCGATGTCTGCTCGCCCATCGGCTACAAACTGGACGCGGGCAAGGTCGAGAATAAGGTCGTCGGCTTCGATGGTTAGGGTTAATCGATCTTTGGATTCGTGCAGAAAATATACCCGAAAACTACGATGAGTTTTGTTTTCGGTGTCTACTAACCGAATGACATCGAAGCGCGCTACCTGTTCGGAGCGTGAGCGCTGGTCGGCGGTGTCTAAAGGGATGGATAGGCGTAAATGCTGCACTCCGTTGATTTCGTCTTCTATGGTAGCGTCAACGGCGGAACGGGGGGCTAAAGTGCATTTGGATGTTGTGTTTGTTCTATCGTATAAAATAAAAGTATAATCGGCCATGGTGGAATTGGGAATTCGGAATTTAAGTTAATATTTATGCCCCGATTTTTGTCAAGCATTTTTCCCTTCTCAGCCTTATTTGGAGAACACTTGTTTTAATTTATCTTTGAGATCTTTACAACGCAAGCATTCCCGGCAGATGGATATATACGGATAAACCTTATCATCTAAGGTTATTTTGCCGAAAAAATGCCAACCAAAAAGGGTGATGTCTTTTTCGCATACTTTACAAGTCATCAAACAAACCTCAAATCATACCTCACTTCCAATTCCCCCGAAGCGTTCTCACACCAGATAATGTCGCCGTCGTCTAAGGTTTCGCCGGGGTGCAGTTGGAAGAATCGTGAGTTGTTAGTCGTTATCCCATTCGATAGCAGTGAAACTCTGTCATTTGCACTGGCGTCCATCTGTTCGATGTCAAGGTCATCACAGTCTATCTCGACAAAATCATCGCTGGAAATCGTCGCTGAGAGCTTTATAGCGCCGTTGTGATTCCACAGTGGTTGAGCGCGGGTATAGATGATCATAACTTCGTTTGCTGTGAGTTTGTGGGTGAAGATAACCAGCTCATCGGTGATGATATTGGCTAATTGCAAGCCTCCGGTTGTGCCGCCGAGGGTGAGGGTCGAGGAGTATAAGAGATAGGTGCTGGTACTGTCTGGCGTTGTTGTCCAGGCGTTGTTGACGGTTGCTACTTTGGTTGAGCCGACGTAATCGGTGATTAGTCGCTGTTGACCTGCACCTGTGCCTCCGGTGATTTCTATAACATAGCTATTATAGTTATCATCGCTTGCGCTTGCTCCCGATGCTAAGGTGATTGTTGTCGATGTTCCTGCTTGGGCTGTGCCTTGTTCGTTGGTTGTGCCTGTTCCCAGTGCGTTGGTGTCTGATTGTGCTGTTGAACCTGTGCTGCTACCGTTGATGTATATTTGGCTGCCGTTGGTAGTGTCAAATGTGCAAGTGATTTCGATTTCTTCGTCCATCTCGAAATCCATCGCCTTCGAAGTGGCGTCGTAATCAGTGCTACCAGTAGTTTTTCGGAAGGTATATTTGTCCTCACTGGCATCGTAAAACAGGCGCATGTAATCATCTGCGCTAAAATAATGCTCGAATAATGTCACGTCCTCGGCGATGTCATCAGCAAATTGTGGACGGCCACGCCAGACGCAAGCCCATTGATTCGGGTTGCCGACAACTCCGTATACCAACAAGTCGGCTGCCGTCTGAAAGCCTTTGCCTTCTCTGGCCGGTACAAAATGGCTGCCTGCACCCAAAGCGGTGAGAGTAGCGTCGATGTTTTCGCATTTGTGAATTGAAATATCATCAAAATAGATGTCATCACCATTTGTGCATGTAATTCTAATTGTGCCGCTGGTGTCGCTGGCAGTGCGGAATACGAAACTGTAACGGGTATAAGTTGTTGTTGCGGTGATGGTTCGTGAAGTGGTTCCCGTTGCGCTATCATAGCCTTGCACTGAAAAGATGATGCTTTCAGCCCCGGAAGCTCCTCTGAAAAATCCTGATACTTCGTAGTATTGATTTGCTTCGAGGGTGAGGGCGTCCGTTTCCGCGCCTTCGTTATCGGCATCTGCCACTACTCGTAGTCCGTTAGTGCCGGTGTGCGGAGTTGCGACGACAGCGAAGGTGCTTGGTGTACCGACACTATTCCAGCTTGTGGTTGCTTCGCATTCACCGTTATCTATTAGGTTGGGCAAGTCATAAAGGAAAACGACGTAGATAGTTGCGGCGTTTGCGCCTGCTCCTGCGCCTGTCACCCGGAAATTGAGATTATGCGTGCCGTTTTGGTCTCCGCTATAACAGCCTTCGAAGTATAGCCATGTATCAACTGCGTAAGAGGTGCCGTGGTCGTCTGTGCCGCTGTCAAGTTGTCGAGTCACGACATTGGCGCTGCCGTCAACATCAAAATGCAGATTACTACTGCCGTCTATACTGTCAACATAAACCCAGAAAGCGTATTTTCTATCTTCACCATTGGCTAATGTCTCAGCTGCGATGGTGAATTCTTCGTTGTCGTTTGCCGATGCCCATACAGCTTTCCATGACCGGGAATATTTAAGCACGCTTGTCGATTTCGTTACTGTGACATTTGTACCGATGTTGCTGACTGCTCCGATGCCTCCGTTGACGCCGTTATCGGGAACAAGATTCTTGGTGATAAAAGCTTCTTGAGACCAGGCGGCGCTATTGGATAAAGCCAGATTGTTATTAGCTCCGGTTACCGTCGTTCCGGTGTTGTCGGTGCAAGCCCAGTAATCCTCATAATTACAGTAGGACCCAGACGTGAGCGGATTAGTGGCTAAAGTTAAGATTTCGCCGCTGGCACCCATTTCGTTCGCTGCCATTATATCAGCGGGGTAGGAAAGAACAACATCCCTTACTTTCCCTTTCAGATAATAATAAGAGTTTGCAACGTTAGACCGGCCTAAGTAAAATGACCCCGCATTTGTTAGAGAGCCTACATCGCCAAGAGTCCCGACCTTGTTTGTTGTCCCATCCTCATATCCATCCAGATACACTTTGCAATTAGCAGCATTATCTCTGTCAATAATGATTGCGAAATGATGCCACTTGTCATCCCTTATATCTGTGTTACTTCGTACACTATAATTGTCTACACCATCATTAATGTGAAGCTGTATTAGACCATTGTCAGCGAAACATCTATAGGACGGATTAGTGCCAGCAGGTGCCTTGCCTATAATGTGGCTATATCTACCAGATGAAGATTCAATATTAACCCATCCGGCAATCCCTATATCTTCTGTTGTAATGTCGTGAATGTTGCCGCCTGAAGCAAAGTAAGTGCTATCACAATCAATACTTACACCAACCGTCGCAATCCCTGAAATTGCCGCGCCTGCGCCGTCATCCACGTCCAACGATGTCCCCGAAGGCGTGCCGTCAACCAGCCCGTATTTACCAAATCCAGTTTCGTCACCGACAAAAACTCGATCATTATCATTAAAGATTCCGCCGCCTGCAGCAACTGTCAAAGTCGCCTCTGTCCCGCCGGCGCTAATTGCTGACACGTCCAAGCGACGATGATGTTGCGAACCGTAAACGGTGCTACCGACATCGCTACCTGCTGTGCCGTCGAGGTGAAAATAAGCGATTAAGTCTTCTGGATAAAGTGGGGCGGTTGTACCTGAACCTGAGTTGATAATTTCGTCTCGCTCGGCGCTGGTTAAAGCTCTTTTGTATATTCGGAAGTCGTCTATGACGGCGTTACACGGATAATCGCCGTTGATGTCGCTGCCGATATAGGCTTTCTGTCCTGGGGTCGTTGGATCGTAATCGGTGATTGCACTCCCGGAACTTAACGAAGACGCACCGGCGAAAATCTGTAATAGAGTGGACGCACCGTTGTCATCCCACCAACCGATGATAAGATACCACGTTCCCGCCAGATATGCTGACACATCCAACGTCGAGTTGTTGCCACTGGCAGCATCGTAGATTTTCAAGTAATTGTCAGTGTCTTTGATGATATGTAATCCGCTATTTCCAGCATCCCAGCAGTACCACTTTTTATCATCGTCCCAGTTTTTGCTCGCTTTCACCCACATCGCCACTGTGCCTTGATTGGCATTGATTCGGGCGTTTATAGCGCCGGTGGGCGTGGCTTCGTCAACGCGGTTGTAATACCAGCAAGTGTCAGATTGAACTATCCCGCCAGACAGAGCTATTCCTTGATTCAGTTTTCCCGTTTGATAGTAAATCGTACCAAAGTCGCCAGTAAACCACTGGTCATTTTTGATGCCTCTGCCTTTGGGATAACCACCGCTATCCATGTCGTTGAAAGGTGAGTTAAAGGCATATTTACCGCCGACAATATCCAAAGTGGTGATGTCATCTCCGGTGTTGTTTTTAAAGATTACCCTCGGACGACTTGGGGCGCTGCCAGTGGGAACATTGAGAAAATGGGCTGTGGATGATAGCGCAAGGGTGCGTAATACTTTGTCTCCGTAGGCATAAACATCGGGGACTTTGAACTCAACGGTGAAGAACAGATATTTCCCAATTTTCCATTGCTCAGGTTTCAGTTCGCGCCGCGTGTGTCCACCAGAGTACAAAACTCGCCATTCTTTGTGGGGTTCGTCCCAGTAGGTGAGAACGTGCATTTGGCTTTTGACAGATCGAATTATCAGTTGTTGTTCGATGTCAATCGGTAAGCCGATATTGAGGAGAAAGTCTTCGTATTTCATCCGACAATCGGCAATATTAGTGCCGACTACATAACCACTTAACCTATGTGTAAGCACGCCGGGCAAATCGCCATACTGCCGGGGCGCGCCGCCTTCATCGGGGAAACGGAATTCTCTGGCGATTACTTCCGCCGCTAATCCCCTGCCTTCGATGCCAATTACCTCTACGCCCCAATCCCTGGCATCAACGCCGTTGATAGTGAATGATTTTACTACTCCTGTTTGCGTGCCTGCCATGATAACCTCCGGAATTTGGAATTCGGAATTCGGAATTATTTACCTATGCTAATCTCATAATGGTCTGTAAATACATGCCTGTGCCAGGTAAGTTTTCGCTCCAATCTATATCTACCACAATGCAAGCATTTCTCCAGTGCGACATATATGTTCCACGTATAGAGCGCGACAACGTGTTTAAGAACTTCTACAAGCTGATATTCATGAAGACCAAAGCGGCATTTTAGTTTATGCAGCATGATTTTATTGATGACCCTTTCGGGATCGTTTCTCAATCATTATTTGTTTTCTTATAATGCTTCTGCTCTCTTCGCTATGTTGAATATCGGATTTCAACCGTTCTTCTTTGTCCCACCAATCGCTTTGAAAAAACTCGTCAAACGAGTAAAACATCGGTATGCCTAATGATTCGTACATCCGTTTTAGGTTTCCGCTCCAGTCATCATCAATTGCTGCGATGAAGTCTTCACGGAAGATAATTTTATATGCCTCGATGAATTCTTTTTTAATTTCATAATCAGGTCTGGTGTCGCCATCTTTTCGCATGAAAATACGCGCCCAGGGACAAGCATAAATGGGGTCATCCGAATCTAATAAAGCGTTTTCAGTTGCATCCCTACATTTATCCGATCTACCAGTGATGAAGATGAAATGATAACTGCTTTCTTCATCTATTTCGCCAAGTGCTTCGAAAGCTCCTTCGATGGGTGGGTCTTGGCTAACTTCTTCGTTGCTGAACACTCTTTCCCAATCAATCACACCTTTTGTGTCTTTGCAGCGTTCTAATCTGGCGGTTGGGTCGAGACAGATGCCGTCTATGTCGATAATTATGGTGTTCATATTTGCCCCTTCATTAAATTTGTAGCCCCTTCGCTTGACGTTGATTCAACTGCTGATTTGCCAACGCAACCTCATCTAAACCGTTGGTGACAACGGTTTGTTGTAATGTGCCAATGTTTTGTGTGTTTTTCGCGATGGTGTCGCTTAGTTCTGCGATGCGGATGTTCGTATCCGCAATGGATTTAAGATATCCCGAATGTAATGAAAGTTGGTGAATCAAGGAATTTGCCTGATAGCGTGAAATGTTAGAAAAAGTCTCAAAGGCTTCGGTCTCAGTTGCTCCTTCCCTTCGGGCTATTGATTCTTCTTCGGCTTTGGTGAAGTCTATGTCGAGACGGCGGAGGGCGTCGTCTACATCGCGGCCGAGGGATTTGCTCATGGACATTATACTACTTTTCTGAGCGCTGAGCATCGCGGTTTCCATGGGGTCCAAAACCCCATCTTCGAGGGCTGCGGAGAAATCTTCGCCAAAATCTTTGAGAAGTGGCATTAAAGCCGATGTTTCCAACATCTTTTCGATGATGGTGTTCATAAATGAACGGTTGAAGCGTTCGGCTAACGTACCACCTAAGTTTTCCATCTCGCCGGATTCGATGGCTTGGGAAATAGCGCCAGTGATAGCATTGTCAAAGCCATGCAATGAGGGGGCGGCTTGAATCTGTTCTGTAAATCCCTCTTCTACTTTCTCAGCAGCAGCTTCACCCGCTCCTTCAAACTCAATTCCAAGAACATCAACTGCCGCTTCAAATTCTTTGGTAGTTTTGTTGAAGTAATGCTTCACCCAAGCCGTTTTTTTATCAATCTCATATTTTTCGGTAGCGGAAATAACACCGTCCTGAAGTGCCCAACTGAGGTATTCCCCCAGTTCCTTCGCTTTCTCAATAACCCCAGAGTTTGCCGTGAACACAGCAACCAGTTCATTGAAAATACTGCACTCAAATGATCTGGTGAAATTCTTCAAAGGGTCTTCGTAATTGTCGGGATCAAACATCTTATCATAAGCTCCACTCATTGCCGATGCCATACTATTACCAAATCCAACCCCAACTAATTTGTTCTGTAATTCCTTCTCAAAGTTTTGGATACGTACCCGCAATCCTGGGAGCGTCTGCGTTTCAATTAGCTTTGCCGTCCTAATATCGCCTTCTGAGCGTAGTTGTTTAACTCTGCCCTCTTCGTATTCTAACTCTTCTCTTGCGCGGTCTAACTCTGCTTTTACAAATTCTAAGCGCGAATCATATGCCAACGGGTCCAACATCTGCTTGAACGCCGGGGTTGTGTCTGCCAACATGCTCTGAAGCAACCCAAGTGCAGATATGACGCCAGCGTATGGATTACCTGTCATCATCGCGTTGGCTAAATCAAGGGCGCGGTCTGTGGTCTCGTCAAGCTGAAAACCCATCACTTGCAAACCGTCCCCTACACTTCCTAAAAAGTCTTGCCAGGTTAATTCTGCCTCCTGCGCTATGTCGGTGATTTGATTTCCTGCATCCAGCAACTTTTGATTATCCATAATTTTCTGATAGGTCTGCGGAATGCTGAGCTTTGATTCCAGCTTGGCGCGTGCTGCCAACCCTTTCTGAATGAGAGCATTTCTTTTTTCTTCTTGCTTAATTTGAAATTCCAACTCATCAGTTAGCGCCTGTTCTTCATTCTTCCTCCTGGTGGTCTCCAGCCGAATATTGAGGATTTCTCTCGATTGACTTTCTTACAGATGAGTGATTCCACGTGACAGACGATGGATTTCCCTTTTGCCCTCAATTACCGCCTGATTTTCCTTGACGTATTGCTGAAATTCCTTCTTCTGAGCGTCAAGAGCTTCCTGAGTTGATGCTTTTTCTATCTTGGCTTTGAAATCTTGCAGCTTCTCATAAACATCCGCTTCCTTTTTGGATGCATCCTTTAGGAGCTTCTCACGGTCAGCAACGGCATCCGCTATCGTTTTGGTGAGGTCCTTTTGTCGCTCTTCTTCGGCTTTAATAGCATTTTTAGCAGCATCTTTCGCAGCATTCTCGCGCTCTTTAGCAGCTTTTTTCGCACCCTCAATCACCATTTTGTTATAAGCTGCGATCTTTTGCCCGGTGGCTTCGGCGCTTTTCCATATGACATCATCTGCTTCTTTACTGATTTTCGCCATGTCGGCAATCGTATCTTTGAGGTCACCTAATCCACCGCCAGAAGTCTTAACCGCTTTAGGGATATTCAACAAAATCTGTATAAACTTTTCGGCTTCTTCAACTCCGAGCCCGAAGGTGTCGCGGATGATTGCTTGAAAATCAGCCATCTTATCGACATTTTCGCCCGTTAGTTTCCCCAGTGGATACGCTGCTTTGTTCAACTCGCGCATTCCCTCAACCGCGTCGTCCAGTCCATACAATTCAACAAAGTTGCCCAGTTTGGTTGTCTGAACACCAATGTCCGCATTCATCGCCTTTACGTCTTTCTTGAATTGCTGGAGGTCTTGACCTTCTTTGAGAAGCATTTTGCGGAATTCTTGATAGTTACTCCCGTACAATGCTTTAGCCCCTGCCGCGTCTGCAATGGACATTTTGATAAATGCCTCTTCCCGCTCTGCGGCCGTCATCGCCAAGCGCTTGGTATATCCTGTCTGCATCACCTCTAATCGCTTCTGCCCTTCTTCAGCAGCTTTAACGGCTTCGAGATAGGCTTGACGTAAACTCTGCGCGGTTCGTTGCGCGTCACCCTCAAGTATTTCGCGATGTAAGGTTTTGCTACGTTCCAGATGTTCGTTGACTTTGCCGACATCGTTTCCGTATTGCCTAAAGATTGACGTCAATCCGGGAACGCTCTGGCTCATCTTGGCAATGATTTTATTCAGTTCATCGTGTAAACGGCGGGATTCTTCGGCTGACAGATTCTCGTCATCCAGTTGTTGATTGAGTTCGTTGTATTGGCTTTGTAAATCGGTGATGGTTTCGATCTGAGTGTCGGCGGTGGTTTTGGCGTCTTGAAAACTGCGGGTCAAGCGATCGGCTTTATCTTGGGCATCCTCAAACAGCGGTGGCAACTGCATAAGCCCATCGGCAAGGTTTGATATACCAGTTGCGAAGGAACTGATTAACCCGGTTGTCGCTGGAGCAAACAGACGACCGATGGAATACTGGAGGTCTTTAACGGCGACATCCATCGTCTGAAACTTTTCCGTTGCGGAGGCTTGCACCCCGCCAGCTTTTTCGAGGTTTTGCGTACCGATGCGAAGCGCTTCGTTCATAAAGGCTTGTTTGCGCTCGGCTTCGGTTAATTCACTGGCGGTTTTGTCGATGGATTCGGCATATTTTTGGTTGGCGTCGTCGGCACGGACAATAATTCCGAGGTTGTCCAAAATGTCGCGCTCCTGACGCCCTAATCCACCTATGATGGATTCTACCATGTAGGAGAATTCTTTTCCTGTGCTCTGGGCGGCGCTACGGGCAATTTGCATTAAGTCAGTCATGCGTTCGGGCGTGACTTCCAACCCCAACATCAACGCTTGGTTGGCTTGCTGCATCAAGGTAAGAGAATCCACAGTGCCCGCAGTTGCTTCTTTCATCGCTGACAGAACTGCGTTTCCGCTTTGCCCTGCGGAGGCTGCTAAGTTCTGGAAAGAACGCTCTACTGTATTAAAAACCGTCGCGTCACGGGAAAAGTCAACTATCGCTTTTCCAGCGCGGCCGACCGCTTCACCGAAGGCGTCAAAGCCAGACATCATACTGAGTGGCATGGCAAAAGCGCCCATTGCACCGGCGGCGAATTCGGATAAACCGCGGATGGTCTTTTGGATGCGATTAGCGCCAGTTTTCATGTCGCTGTCATCAAGTCCAACACTGTATACAAGATCGTCGATTGTGATTGCCATAAGTCACCTATATAAATTGCCAGTTTTTCCTTGACGCCCTCAAAATCATGTAGTATAATTAATCCACTTGCGAATAATTTCTAAAAATATCATATTCATCACTTCCTATGTCAAAATTGCTTGGTAAAAGCTCGGTCTGATCAACTGAGCGTTTAATAATCATCAAGGGCCGCCCGGTTAAAAAATCGGACAGCCCTTTTTTACTATGGGCTGCCTGCTGTTCCTATTGTCTTACCAAGCATCCTGACATGAAACGAGGTGATAAGTATGATATATTTGGAAATTGCCGCTGCTTTTACTACAATAGTAGCCGGCGTTTTAACAATTATCATGATTCGCAAGTCACGCTAAACTAATCATTTAGCGTTGTTGGGCGGGATAGCGACCCGCCAGTTCAATAACCCCCATCCCATTCCTTTCTATTCTCTTCAATATGCCACATCACACGTTCAAAATCCGGGTCATCTTTAAATATCCCCGCAAATTTAAGCCAAGGATTCTCCTTTTCAACAGTGCCTTTATCAAGCATCCCCCCACTTTCCGTCATCCTGACATATCTATTATCAATACGTAGCCGGATTATTCGAGTGCCATTTATCCCGCCGTCAATTTCGGCGTGGACATCATCACCAAAGGCATCATTGATGGTTTGGCAGAATGCTTCAGGGTTCATCACAGCGCACCTACACCAAAAGCCAAAGTGGTAGGAATACATTCTCCTGTAAAAGGCACTAATTGTGATTTTACTATTTCATACTTCCAAATTGAACCTTCTACCACTTCCCGCCCTCTTTGAGAGGCTTCATCATATGTATCGAATGACCCATAAAATTCTTCTCTGTCCTCTGAGCAATACACATATAAGGCGTAGACTATTTCATTACTCATGCTATCTCCAATCCCTCAAAGCCCAACGCTGTAATGTCTGGCAAATCTTTAGTATCTTCCAATTCCTTCGCTTTCGGGATAAATCTTTCGGCTGATTTGAACCGATATAACAGAGTTACGTATGGAATATTCCAGACTATTTCTTCTTGCGACATATGCCATCGTTCGGCTGCCATGTTGATTAAATCATACCAGTACCAATCCAGACCATCCAGTTTTACACCATCAGACTCCTCTGGACGCTCTGTATAGTAAAAAAGATCGGTAGATTCATTTCTATAATTGAAGTGAAAATCTCTTCGATGCCATCACATTCCCACTCCAGCGTTTCTAAATCAATTATCGCGTTCTTGATCGCTCCAGTTTCTGGGTCAATGTCTGGCTTGCCGCGTCCAGCTTGTATGGCAAGTTGAATAGTCTGGCAGATGAGTTGAAAAATCTCTTGCGATTGTCCGGTGATTTGTGCTAATAGTCCGGGTTGTTGGGTTGCTTCAAGCAACTGGTTGGCAAGCTCGGCGGGCTCTTGCTTGTCTTTATCTTGAGCAGACGAGGGTGCAGCGTTCCATTCCGCGAGAATTTGCGCCAGAGTTTCCACCGGCGCTGGTTCGGGTTTGGGAATAAGGTCGGCAATCTGTTGGAGCTTGTTAATCATTAAAACCCGATAACCGGCTGGCAGGCGGTTGAGTTGATATTTCTTCTTGCCAATCTTAATCTCTTGCGGAACATCTAAAGCAGTATCACGCAACTTGGCGTTTTCCTGTTGTTTGAGCGCATCAAGAAACTTTTCTATCTCGGCAAATTTCGCCTCGAATTCATTGCGGAAGGCGCGAAAAAAAACCTCGGTAACAGGCCTATCTAAAACATCCTCATCCTCTTCCGTTTCTCCATATGGCCGGTCTGGCGGTATCGAGCTTCCTCCTGGTGGCAGTGGATTAGTGAGGATTTCTGGTTTTGGTGTTTCCATCTCTACCCCCTTAAACCCCTTGTCTGGTTGTCTGGTTTCATGCAAAGGCAGAGGAGGCGGGGGCGTTCGCCTCCATAACGTCTAGAACGTTTCCTTTGCACGCTCTTTTGGAATTTGGATTTCGGATTTAAAAGATTTTCTTTGTTTTTAATTTTTATCTTGATTCGACACTGACTCAATTGAATTTTTGTCGAATCAAGATGTTAATTCCGCATTCCGAATTTCCAATTCCGAATTCCGTTACACATCTCTAATAGTAGCCCACAACGCCGCTCGTTGCGCTTCGACATAGATGTAATCATTATCGGATGGCGTGGTCGTAAAAGTCGGGTCAACGACAATCGAACCGCTACCGGCTGCTCCGCTGGTAATGGTTGAGCAATTAGTGATAGCACGGCTTTGATTATTGCTAACATCGTTGAGGATACCACCGGCAAGTTTATCTGTTTGAACCAAAGCGTCACCTGCGGCCACACTGTCTATGGTTACGAAATTATTGCTCACAGTAGCGCCCACAACCAATGTCTGCGCCCATGTTCTTGCTTCTGGCACTAATTCCAATTCGACTGGAATAACGGTCGCTTCGCCACGTTGGTAAGTGTGATCGCTGGTCCCGACAAACATAGCTTGGTCGGTGCTAAAACTGCGTTTTTTGTTAGTTCCGGGCGCGGGCCCTACGAATACTACACGTCTTTGATCTCGCACATCATCTTCTACGCTAAACACATCACTGGCGACGCTGGCTTCAGGTTTGTTAAACGCGGCTGCCATGTTCGCCAATGTTGGTTCACTCAAGGTTGTTCTGACCATGTAGCTTTGAAGAACTTGCTCGATGTCTGCGTACCCTCGCATTTGGTCAATTTCTATCCGAACAAAGTCATTGCCCCCAAGAGCCAGTACTACACCCCCGACTGTGGCTCCGAGGTCTCGAAGGGAGGTCGTATCCCCTTCAAAAAAGTTTGCGCCCCCAGTAATGATATTTCCTATCGTTACTGGCATTGTTCTAACCTCCTCCTTATGCCGGTGTCAGCGCCGTGCCGAAACGGTCACGGACTAACCTTCCACCAGTTCATATTATCCCGTTTGGTTTCGTCTCGCCTCGTCGGGATATGTTGGTTATCAATTAGTTCTTCGAAAAAAACAGATGGAAAAGCCATGTCTCGAACATCAAGGCGTTTGACTTCCCAGTTTGCTTTCAAGCGATAGTTTTGCTCGCCTTCATTCAAACTATCACGGCAAGCAATCGCCGCCGCTAAGGTTTGAAACAACAAGATATCCCCTTTTGTCGTAGCGCATTCTCGACCCGCTGCTACAACATAGGGGTAGGTGAAATTTTTGGTTTTTAAGAGTTTGATTCGTTGGTCTACAGCGTTCATTTTAACTTTTTATCTTGTTTCAACAACTACTCAATAAAGGCCGATAGTGACGCTCTCTCTTCCATTGAATTTTCTGTTGAAACAAGATGTAACTTTATAATGCCTCTGGTTTCGCTGCTGTTAAAGTCGCCAAAATCGTCGCCGCGATACTTGCTGGTATACTTGGCGGATTGATTTTATGACTATCAAAACCAGTGTTCGCAGTTCTGTCCCACGTTCCAAGTGTCATATCAGTGACAGTCGTTGTGATATCGGTAGCATCCCAATTGGTCGTTCCAGCTGTGAATGTACCGCCTGAAGCATTGTCAACAACAATTTTCGCTATCGGAACGAGTAATTCTGGTAACTGGTCGCAAAGTGTATCAAGTGCAGTATCAACCGCATCCGTATCTGCGTAAGTCATCGCGCTAACCGAACCGGCCGCGCCATCGGCAGCCAAAGCATAAACCCCAGTTCCAGCCAAATCGACTACTAAGAGCCAACCTCCTGCTTTAACCGTAGCGATGGTATCAGCGTCGTCCATCGCTTGGTTGGTGATAGCTCCGATTTACGCTAAACGAAGTCCATTTCGCATAACATCAATTGTACCAGATGACCAAGTAGCCGCCGCAGCATCGGCAACAACGGCGCTGCCTAAAGCCGCCGTAAGCCCACTCACTTGATTTTTTGGTCCGCGCACATGATAAACATTTTCAGCAGTTTCTCCATTGACATTATCAGTGCCAATGTTAAACCCGCCATTACTGTTAATGGTAAAATAACCGATTGTCGCAGTATTCGCAGTTGGGGCCGTTCCAGCCAAACTCATCACTGCGTCTTCTTCACTGGCATGTTGAGTATCGCCATCGGCTGTGGCGGTTACCGTACCATCACGCGCTATTTCGATTCTCCATGCTCGCCATTTGGTAGTATCTACATCCCCATCGTCTGCAAGTGTTATAGTGGTATCTAAATCACCATAATAAATTTGTCCGCCAATACGGTATTTGATATGCCCTGCACCTGTAAGAGTAACTGCCGCACCTGCGCTAATGGAGAAGTTGCCGCCTATAACTCCATCGGCTTCTTGCAGAAAATCCAAGTAATTATTGATAAGGTCTTCGTCAGCGTCCACTTCCGTTATCCAAGTAACCAAAGTAGCGTGGTCATCATGTAATTCCCGCCCGAGAGTAAGAAGGGCATCTATTTTGCCACCCAGAGTCATTTCCTTGAATCCTGGGCATATTCCGTTAAGTTTTTCTGATCGATAGCTCATTTTTTAGTTTCCTCCGCCCCGCCCTGTGTTATTTGAGTGGTTGTAAAATCAAGACAAAATTCTTCGTACTTCATCAGTCTTGATATACCAAATATCAATTGGTATCCTGACTGCCAAATTCGGATAATCGTCTTCATACATTTCGGTAGTAAATTCGGCAGTATCGATGATAATGTCGCGCACCGCCGGGGCGTCAGTGAAAATGGGGAAAGTTTGTACTGTGGTGGTAACGCTGTCAACTGTGACTTCTTCTTGGAGCAACATGGTAAAAGCAGCCCGGTCAAGATCATGATAAAGATCGAGTATCCCTTTTCTGCCGGTGGCGCCGTCTGGCACTTCTATCGGGTCAAAATGCTGGACAATACCTTTAAGAATCAAGGATAGCAAAAATATATCCCCGCCAGTTTCTCGACTGGGAGTGGCGACATTCACAGGATATAAGGAAATGGCTGGCAAACTCGCCAACGGTATATTTCCGACATCCGCTTCGAACCAACCTCGAATATAATTCAGGTTTGAGTTGCGATAGCCATAGATTTCGTCCCATACAGCGGTATAAATATCAGTTTCAAGAGCCACTTATCTTTCTCGCCTCTTCTTTCAAATGTTTTCGGGCAATCTTTGCGATGTTTTGTTGGTCCTTTCGTTGCTCGGAAAAGCCGATGAACGGTCTCGCTGGAATCGGTGGCAAATTGCCTACTCTGGTATGTGCTTTGACTTGACTGGCTTTAACCCGAACTGTCTTTCCTGATTTCGTTGCTCTGGTGTATGCTTTGCGCCGATGCGCTGGAATGTGAAAGGTGACGTTGTTTATCCGCTCTCTACCGAACTGGTGGGTAATTCCCTTTTTTGCTTCTGTGCCAGTTAAACCAACGGAAACGGCTTTGTAATCAAGAGAAACAATCTGAATCCCCCGATTCATTGCGCCAGTCTTGAACAAAATTCGCCGATGTCCTTTGCTTGCGATAGCACGGTCGGATAATGGCACAAAGGGCGCACCGTCTGGCGTCCTTTGTCGGCTTAATCCGCTTTTGGTACTTCGGACCATGTATTGTCCGATTTCCCCGAACATCTCACGCCCGACACGTTGGAGAACTTTATTTAATAATTCAGTTTTCCTGAGTGCCTTCGGCACACCCGTCAGTTTCGTGGTCAACATCGTCGATTGTTATCCCTTTCATTCCTGCGATTATTTTTCTAAAGTTCTACCTTTGTTTTGATTTTACACTAATTCAATTGTTTATCTTGTTTCAACAGAAAATTCAATTGAGTAGTTGTTGAAACAAGATGTAAATTGAGTGTTTGTAAAATCAAAACGTAACAGGGGCTGCCGTAATAGTAATATTTATGGTCTCAGTACATTCCCCACGCTTGTTTGATGCACTTAATATAATAGAATATGATATATCAGAGTCTAAACTAAAATCTTTGGAAAAAGGGGTTTTTATCATGCTTCCAGTCTCTATCGTCTCATCTTTGGTCTTTAAGATATAATCCACCCCGTCAACATGAGCAAAATTACCCGCTAAGGTATATGGTGAAGTCTGCTCCCCCTCTTCACTTGTAATCGTTATGGTCGGAGTTTCAATCATCGTCAGTTCAGCCGTGACATTAGATTTAATCTCCGATAGGCGGTCAATTTTTTGATTGCGTTGGCTAACACGTTGTTTCGCTCTGTTTACCAGATTAACAGTCGTATACATCAGATTATCAATTTCCTCTTCGACGTCATCTGCGGTGAAATTTGTTATTTCGTCATTCATCCAGCCATTCGATTCATGCGTAACTGGACGGCCGGAAGCGTTTAAAAAGGGTGTACCATCATCATTGAAGATTGAAAAGGATATTTTATCAGGAGTAATCTGGATGTTTTTAGCTTTCATTTTTTCTTACCTTCGTTGAATTTTCACCGATCGATTCAGTCCTCTTTGTATAGTCGATTCGGTCAATTCCGCTAACCGTCGCGCTCCGGTGCGGTAATCTTCATACATTCCCTCTAATCTTTCAACCCGGCTTTCTAACCATTCGCTACGGTTTGGCGTGCCTTGTAGATAGTTTCCGTCAACTAATTGGATAATTGTTTCCAATGCTGCTATACGCTTGATTTGACGTGGTACGTTCAAGCGCACGGTTAGCGTCCCGGCGTCGCTATATGTCGCACCGATTTCGGTGATTTCCCGGTAACGCTTCGTTGTCGTCATTGTTCCGGCAGCGGTAAAAGTCAATGATTCCGTCTGGCTTTTGGCGTCAGTGGTCGGGCGTGGAGTGTCATCAGTGGTGAATTTGGTTGTCACGCCAGCATTGCGCCAGTCTTGCCAGTCACCATAGCCGGTGATGGTCACACCAACGGAAAAAGTAGTTGCAATTACATCTAAATCAAGATAATAGCCGGCTAAGGACAAGGGAATACTTTCGTCGAGGTCATCGAGGGCAGAAAGAGCACATTGTAACATGGTTTTATCAAACGGAACGGCGATAACGTCACTTAGATCGGCGAAATGTTCGTCTACTTCATCACTGGCGTCTTGAACTATGCGATTGAGCATCTTGGTTGATTGCCAGGTTATACTTGCCGCAGAAGTCACGGAGGTACGATTTAAGATGAGCACGTTGTCGGAGACAATGCTATCAACATGATATACCCCTTCATTACTTTCTCGCTCTGGGATAATGATGGTGTCGTTTTGTTGTAACGAATAAGAGGAAAATACGGCAGAACTGGAAATGAAGGTGGTACATCCGCTTGGAAATATGCCGTCTGTGCCCTCCAATTCATCCTGTAATACCATGCGGTGTAACGATGGCAACCATTTCTGTAAATCGTATGAAGTATTACAATAAGCGGTTCTCGACATCTTGATTACTCCGGTATTATTGCCCGCGGTAAGTGAGGATAATCATAAGTCATTTCGTCTACTTTCCGGTCAATTAACTTTTTGCTATATTCGCTAAACTCTTCCAGCGACAGAAAACGCATTTTCTGACCGCTTTCATTAAAGGCCGATAGTGACGCTCTCTCTTCCCTTTGCATATCAAATTCGAATCCAGCTTGTAGCCATTGCAAGGCGGTTTGATAGAATCCAAAAATGAGCTTGAAATAGATATGTTCTGGATCGTTAAACCACGGCCCGTCTTTGTATTTCTTCACGGTTTGCCAGCATTGATCTACCGCCTCTGGGGTCATACGATTGCCGTTTCCTGAGCGCTCCCACATAGCAAAGTTGATATGGTCTCGCGCCCAAAGGACGTTGGTAAGTTGCCGACCTGGGAAGAATTGTTGGTCGAGTTTCAGCATGGCGAAATTGCGGTCAATACATTTCTTTCGGCGTTGGTCTTCGTGAACATAACCAAAGTGCGCTAAAGATGATTCAGGAATCTCCAGTGATGGGTGAATCGGTTTGTCCAGTTCCGCTTCAGCGTGTTCGTGAATGCAGCCGAAGAATTGATAGCCTTTGCCATTGCGAAAAATGCGAATCGGGACATCATGATGTTTCTCTTTGTCAACTGACAAATGAACTTGACGCACACCAAAGCCGTTGAAAACGCTGTCTGTAAGATATTTACGGATGGCGATGGGATACGTTAAACCTTCGTCAAAATCAACCCATCCTATCCAATTCTCAATAGCGAGTTTGATACTCTCATTTCGCAACCATGAAAAATTACCTGGAGGCGGTGTTTCAAGCGGTACACCTGGGCAAAGTTCGGGGAGATGGATTATCTTAAAGGCATTTTCTTCGTCGCCATGAAAATAATCACGCCACTTCTCAAGGCGTTCCAACATATCATCTGGCGAATCAAGATGTAAATCTTCACTTTCGTCGTTTGTTGCTACGATGATCTCATCAGCAATGTCAACTAAGTTTACCAAACATAAATCAACCCATTTGGCGTCGTTCCGCCCTATCATACAGATTGATAATCCTTCGTATGGACGAGTAACGCGGATTTTCTTATCAAAGTCTATCGAACCTGTGGGGTTATCGGGTGAGTTTTGATATGTGATAATCCAATGCCCTAAAGGGTTGCCTCTGGCAGTGATTCCAAGTGGCAAAGCGCGGAATTGAAAGTTTTTCTTTTGATCGAATACGGTGTTTAAGTCGGCAAATTCCCAATGAACAACATGTCCACGATGTTTTGCTTTGTCTTTTTGATGGAGAAACAATTCCACCATTGGCCCATATGGCAGAGTGAAGCAAATCCAGCCGTTCTGTGTGAGATGACTTTCCAGTTTTTCAATCACCGCTCTGTAATCATCACAATGTTCTAAAAACTCACCGCAAACGATAATATCAAAAACGCCTTGGATGTGCTCTAAACTGCCTTCTTGGAAACTAATATTTTTAATCTTTTGCGTTCTGGCAAATTCAGTAGCGACGGCAACTAACTGCGGCGAGAAATCCATACCGACTACAACGCTGTTTGGCAATGCGCTCGCTAACATTGCCGCGAGGCTTCCATTACCAGAAGCAAAATCAAGAACACGTAATTCCTCCTGCCCGTTTAGTCCTATTTCTTGCCCAAGAGATTTAAGCACTTCTTGAAAGCGAACGGTGTTTACTTCTTTTTCTGGAGATGCCGCGTGTTTGGCATATACTTCTTTTTCACTCTCTTTTTTCTCCTCGGTATAGCTTAAAACCTCGTCACATTCCTTTAATTCGGAGACCAAATTCAGTTCTGATGCTAAATGGTGAGCCGCCAAAACATCGTCATGATGACGCAATTGGCGATAAATAGCTCGACCGCGCTTTTTCATGCGGCTTTCAAAGAAAACCCCGAAATATTCTTGCCATTCCTTGGCAATCACCGAATAATCATATTTCTGCATGTGCTGGTAACCAGCTTCTTGCATCTCAGCGTATTTTTCATCCTCTACCAGTAAGTTCAACACGTTTTGGGTAAAAATTGCTTGATATTCGTCGCTGTAAGAATCACCTGTTATCTTTACTCCAGCGCCATCGGCGACGGTTTCCATCAGTGCCCCTGTGTTGGTACAAATTATCGGTGTGCCACAGGCTTGCGCTTCCATCGCCGCAATGCAACCCGTTTCGTTGAAGTTTGGCACACCCGGATAAACCATCAAACGCGATGAAGCTATTTCACGATATAGCTCTTCTTTGGACAGATTCCCCAGATATTCACATCCCGGTGTTTCCGCCATCGCTGCATCGGCGCGGTCACAAATTGCTTTAATCCCTGGCATCGGCTCATACATCGAATAGTAGCGGGCGCAATATAGCTTTAATTCTGGGCAATGACGTTGTATCTTTGGGGAAATCTGCAATAACGGCTCCAAGCCCCGCTCGGGACGAGAAATATAGATTAGTTTGTAGGGGTCTTTTTCTATCCCCTGAGTTGATTGCCTGATAAGTTCTAAATCTACTCCGTTGCGAGTTACCCAAGAAAACGGTCGTAATTCGGGTAATTTCTCGCAATAATGCTCTTTGTGCCAGTCGGAAACAAAGAATAAGCCATCGGTTTGCCAGAGATGTCCCATGAAGTTCTTGGGATGAACCAGTTCGTCTTGATTCCAGAGAAACCTTGCGCCAGCTCTGACGGGTGAAGTCATAATCCCCGGCATACGTAAAGAAATAAAAATGTCCCAACTTATCGTCGATAACAGGTCCCTGAAATGGCTATGGTCGTAAAACCATACTCCGTCATATTCGCCCTCATGTTCAATACTCTCAAATTTGGTGAAGATCTGCACTCTATTACCCAGTTTCGCCAGTTCCCGTGCCATGCCAATAAGCATGGTTTCAGAGCCGCCCAAACTGTGCTCTAATCGACAAGTGGCGTCGGTGAAAGGTATTGAGTTACAATAGAATGCGATGTCGTAGTTCATTTGTTCCGCCCCCTGCGAGTTATAGGTGATAATGTGCGTTTAAAATCGCCTTGCGGTATCTCAACCGCGCCCTGAATCATATCCGGGCTGCCGGGTGTTAAAGTGCAACTTTCGGTTAAACTTGCGGACAGAGCATGCACTTCCTGGCCTTTATCGGCTAAGTCTATATCATCTTTCGGCGATTCATAATGTTCCCAAGATGTCTCACTACAAGACCATGTATTTTCTGGTTCATCTACTTCAATCATCCCTGATTGGCACATCATCGCGATGTTATCCGCTAACGCGCCCTCTGCACGCATTGCAGCAAATTTATCTAAGCCCTTGGTCACCCGTGTTCTTTCTTGTTCCCAGTATTCTTGGAACTCCTCAAATGTCATTTGTTACACGCCCCCTATCAAATTTTATATCCTAAATCATTCAAACGCCGTGTTGTTCTTGTTCTGGTTGACTTTGGCGCACCCAATGAGCAAAAGCCTTTTCTTTTTGCTCTGTTGACAGTGTTCGGGAATATTCATTGAACTTCTGCCATTTCCAGTAATAATTACTCCGGCAATTGATACACAGTGGAATTGGGGCGATTTCAATATGTCGAATCTCGCCATCATAGACGCTGCCCAATACTGGATCGCCCTGCCCATCAATGCAACAAGTGATTATGTCACCGTTGTGGATGACCATCGCTCCGCCGGTTTCGATGTGAGCACAAGTACATGGTCCCGATGTACATTCCCAGTCTTCGAGTTGCCCTGCCCAGTCATCATCAAATTGGTCTTGAATGTAATAATCGACTTGATACTTTTTTAGCAATTCTTCACATCGTGCCGTCACTTCTTCATCATGCTTGGAGACACTGATTTTGCTCACTTTTGCTTTGATTAGCTCTTTGAGCAAGGCTTCATCCAACAAATCACCATTTGTTGAAATCCAGACGCGGGAAGAGAACGATGTACTATCGTGTTTAGGAGCTACGTCGCTCATTTTCGCCGTCATTTCAACGATGTTCGGATTTAATAAAGGTTCGCCAATGCCTCGGAAATGAACCCATTTTTCCATTGGGGGCTGTCCCGTGGGATTTAGTAGGCGTGTCCAATATAGCACACACTCGAATGTCTCCATCGACATATGCCCCTTGGGATAACCGAGTATCGGGTTGACGCAATATTCACAAGCGCGATTGCAATGCGCTGAGGGTTCAATTTTGTGTATCCAACGTAGAAACATAAAAACGCCCCTTTGGGGAATTCGGAACTTGGATTTCGGATTTCTGAATTGTTTTTTAATTCCGCATTCCGAATTCCGATTAGCTGCTATAAGCTCTTGCCATTGCATCTTCAAGCCATATTTCGGACGTGTACTCGCCTTCAATCATACCTTTAATCGCCGAACCTGTCTGCGCTAATTGCGTATGCTCAAACATACCATCCTGAAGCGGCACTGTCTTAACTCTGCGGCTGGAAGTGACAATCATTGATTTGGCATACATCTGATTTGATGAAATGACCTTCAATGGATTATCGACCAAGCCTGAGAGATATTGACTAACGACGTGTCCGAAAGTCTCATCAAATACATTTGTTCTGACGCGTCCATCTTGCAGTGCATCAAGTTCAACCTTCCAAGTCGGATCGATGAAAATCATATCAACATCCCAACCATTTTTTTCGACCGCTGGTTTAATCAATAGATTGTCAATTGCACTGGCGGAAACGGTTGCGAAAGTCGCGACGTTCGTGGTGATTCTTTCCCATATGCCGCCCATGGTTCGATAAACGCTGTCACTTCCTATGGTCTGAGAATCAATCCCTTTTATCAATGCTTGTTCAAGATCTCGCATACACTCCAATAAACGGTTTCCTTTCTGCTTATCATATTCGTCACTGATTCCATGTTGCGAAACACGTCTTCGAGTTGTGCTGACAGAGATCGGTTTTCTGAACAACTGAACTGTGTTCTGTTTTTGAGACCGTGGACGAGTGATATCGCTCTGCTCAAAATCAGAACCTTCTAAAGCAGCATTACTCAACAGTGTCAAGCTACCACCCGCTGCTATTGAGCTTGGTCCGACGGATCCGACACCACGAGTGACTACTATCGAGTTCGTACCTACCACCGACGCGATTTGAACATGCTCACGATAAGTCAGAGAACTGGCGCCCAAAAATTCCAGAATGTCGCCAACCTGGAGACGTCCCCCAGTGGCGTTAATTTGAAACGCCGTCGCTGCCGATGCGCTGGCAATCGCAGTGCTATTTGTGATAGTGCCAGGCGATTCTGATTCTTCATTCCAATAGTGGATAGTATTTTCCGCCGGGTTGTCTCCCATGTTTACCGCATTCAAAATGGGAGTGCGACTGCGTAAAATCATTATCAGGTCTACGATGTCTTGTTTAATCGTAGCCGTATCATCATAAGTTGCAAAACCTGTAAAAGGCATTTTGGTGTTACTCCTCTTCTGCCCCGCCCCGTGGTTATCTGATCAGGCGGTGTTATTTGTTTTGATTTCACAACCCATTCCGTGGGAATAGAGCGCGCACGTTCGGCCTTTAAAAAATCCTGTGAAATCAAAACTTATAGCTCCACTTTCAGTGGAATAACCTCCGCCTTTGAAAAACCTCCTGTCAGTAATCAGTTTTGTGCGTACAACTCACGTTGCAAGCGATGAAATTCCGGTGTTATTTCCCCTGTTTTCGCTAATTCTTCCTTGAGTGTATTATATTGGGTTTGCTTTGCCACTTTCTCATTCGGTGGCAAGATGCCTCCAGCGCCACTGCCCTCTTTAGGTGATGCTGGAAGGAAATGTTGATTCTCTTCTTTCTGGAGAAATTCTTCTACCAAATCGCCGATAGCCATGTCGTCAGTACGGAATCGTTTCACGCCGTCTTCGGTATACTCGACGGTTTTCACTCGCGGTTCGCCTTGTTCATTGACTACCATCGGTTTTCGATCATTGTCCATCTTCACAAATTGGCGCAAGCCCATGGCGATCAAATCTGAACTTGAAGCGCGTAGCCTTTCCAATTCATATTTCAGCGCATTGTCGATGCGCTCCAACTCAAGCTCTGCTTTTAGCGTCTCGGCTTCTTTGGTTTGTTTTTCAATCTCTTTATCGCGCTGTTCGACTTCAGTTTGGAATCGGCTTTCCAATGCTTGGATTTCTTCCGGTTTAGCTTTCCCTTCTTCTAAAAGGCCGGAAGTGCGTGCTCTGTCCGCTTCCTTGCTCTTTTTTCCTTTCTTGTCATCATCTCCGCTTTCTTTGGTTTTCTTAACATCTGCTAAAAGCTCTTCAACTGACTTGAAACCTAATTCTTTCAGGGTTTCCTCTGAAACAATTTTCGTTTCTGCTTCTTTTAACACCGCCGCTCTGGTTTCATCTGCCATCCGTTTCCGCTCATCACCTAACATCCGCTTCCATTCGGATTCGGGAATCATCTTTTCTTCTGGCGGCGGGGTGGTTTTCTTTTCCCCTTCCTTGTCCGCTGGCGGGTCGCCTTCTTTCGGTGTCTCGCCAAAAAGGAATTGGGCAATTACATATGATAATGCTGATGGTATCTGAATCTTTTGAAATATCATTTTCTGCCCCTCTTCTTTCGTTTTTCGTTTGTATCTACACATTTTTAAGTTCCTGATTAAAATACTTGTGAGGAAGGTCGATTCCGCTACACCGGCCAAGATGATTCTACTTTCTTTTCATCATCACTTTGCCATTCCTTCAAATCCTCACCAACTAAAGTATGTTTACCGTTCTCAATTTCCTGCCAATCATCATCATCAAACCAATCCGGCGTCACGGAATATCCGCTCTGCCTACAATTAACGTGGATGTGTCCAGTGCCGGTGCGAGAATCTCCAAACTGGGATTGTACCCAATTGACATCATTCCATTCTGAAACTTTAGCGATTCTACCAAACCTTTTCTTACACCAATCCGTCATAGTATTTGGCTCATAGATGGAGCCATAGTACCAAAACGGGTCGTCGCCAAACACATCTCTTGCCTTTTCGTTGGCGGCGACTTGATATATTTGCGCTATTTCATTTCTTGCTATTAGCTTTGCTCGTTCTCTGACAGACATCGTTCGCTTGCGTCCAAGGGAATCAAAAATCTCCAACGAAGTCAAGCCGACTTCTGGATTCCAGAGTTCTGACATCAATTCCGTTGTGGTTTTCCGTTCGGCAATCCCACGCAAGATAACATCCCGAACTGAATTCGCTGTCTCTTGCGTCAGTTCTTTAATCTTGCCAATGCCCTTTTGCTCTTTGCCATAGCCTTTGGTCAAGGCTATTTCCATCACCATCGCGTCCTGTTCATCAAAAGCGTAGGATAATTCTTCATCAGATCCGGCGTTGTATTCATCAGTAATCGCTTCCGTCCCGGCGACAAAAGCATCGGACAGGTATTCAATCGCCCATTTCGTAGCCTCGTCCGAAAAAGGTTGCAATTCATTTTGAATCAAGCTGTAAATCCGTGCTGCGATGTCGATGTTCTCCGCTCGGTTCAAAATCCGAAATGCCTTGTCATCACCGATTTGCCCCTGCTCAAATTCAGGTAAAAGCCCTTGCAACCGAGTCGCTATCCGTTTCTCGGTTGCAAGGGTGCTGGAGATGAGAGAGCGTTCAGCATCATCGGTGAGACTATCCAAATGCTTTTGGTGTACTATGGCAACTTCTCTTATGGAGGCTATGAGTTGTTGAACGGTTTTTGGCATTATCAACCCACCCCTGGCCCCAATACTGTTGACTTAGCGGATTGATTCAGAAAAATCCCCCTAAATCCCCCTTTCTCAAAGGGGGACTTCAGTGATTCTTCTCACAATCCGTAGCGGAAAGATCAGCATTCCTCCCCCTTTCGTAAAGGGGGCCGGGGGGATTTAGGAAGTATCAATCTTCGCGTTCATTCCTTAAGTCAACAACATTGACCCCTGGCCCCTCCCGAGAGGGGAATTTCTATGCTTCCGGTTCCTCTTTTTTCTTAGCCGCTTTATGGCCGGTCTGGCGGTATCGAGCTTCCTCTGGGGCTTTCTCTTTCAATATCGCCACAGCCGAGGTAGCACAAGCCGGACAAACCCAAATCAGATAATCTTGTCCTTTTGCTTTTAAATCCGGTTCGTGGTCAATTCTGGTCAAGTCCGTTATTTCCATGCCATCGGGGTTTTCAACTGTGCCTTTTACAGGGCATGGTTCATTTATACATTTAATATCTGCCATTTTGTGACTCCTTCTTATTTTCAACATAAAACCTATGAACTCGGGTTTTTGTCAATCTCCAAACCCCATAGTAAACACCAAAAATCGGGATAACAAGTGGCATGAAGAGGAAAAACGGACCGGTATATCCCAATCCAACAAGCGCGGAAAGAACCGGCGGAATACCGACAATTACCATTATCCATTTAGGCAAAGAACATAAATACCCTAACACCAAGACTATCTCAAAAAACAAAACTATTAAACAGCCCACTATTTGCAAATCTTCCATCTTGCTGTGACGGAATCTTTCTCTCGCCGATATATTTCTACACTGGTTCATTTTCACGCCCTCTTAATCTTTCAGTCACCCTTCTTACCACAGCCTCCTCTTCTTCAGTAACCTGATTCAACGTCCCTACTCCGCGGTCAATATCTTCGTCTATTTTTGCGATCAGCTCTTTCTGGAGCTTGGGCAACAACTTACGATATAACGATCGATCATATTCTTTCTGGAAACTGGCAGGGAAACCGTACATCTTCACCTTCAGAGCTTCTTCCAATTCGGCGTTAATCTGCCGAATATCAAAGTCCTCTGGATAATCAATTATCCCATCCCACTCCTTGTCCATCCACCGCGCTCTGATTTTGTGGCATTTTATTTCAGCATTTTCAAGATTATCGGCTTTGTCGGCAAGGCTTTGATTCGTTTCGTGGAAGTCGTATTGCTTGGATAACCCCGATTCCTCTTTAGGGGAAAAGTCAGGGGCTTCCGTCTTCGCCAACATATAGATGATATCGCGCAACTCTTGCCCATAGCTCAGGAGAAATTCCGCCGGTTCTGTCGGAGGGGTCAGGTAATCTGGTTGAAAACCGACATCATCAGCAATTGCCATCAGATTATCGGTCGATAGTTCAACTTCCCCCTCAGCTTCTTCCAACTGTGGGACACCAGAAGACGGCCAAACCAGAATATTGAAGCATTGCCGATAGATGTATTCGTCCATCAACGAGGCAATGTTAGCAATGGCACGGTTGATATAAGCAATGTCTTCAATCGCCGACCACCCAAAGAACGGATATCGCTTCAGCTTCTTATTATAAACCGGCACTATTGGCACTTCTCCGAGGTTATGCGTCCCGGTGCTAATCTGGTTGCCTTTGTCATCGTGGATGTACCATTCATCCCTCGTATACGTGCGATAAAGCGTTTCGGTTTCCCGGCTCTCAAAGGGATTCTCCTGTTTTTGCTGAATCTCCTGCAGGCGCGCCCAGATGAGATTACCATCGTTATCCAGTTCCCAATTGATTAGGTTCTGCGGATAGACGACGGTATAGTAGGGCGTGATGTTGTTCGCTTGCTCATCGGCTTTGGTTATGATTTCGCCGTTGGTATAAGGCTTGTCAACCAAGATATAAACATTCCCATGCACTTGAGCGAGGTCGGCGACATCTTTCATAAAGTTATCAATACCGTCCTCATTGCGGTCAACATTTGTGAAAAACTGCTCAAAGTCTTCATCACCGTTGGTGTCACGTACTATCGGCTTTTTGAACAAATGTCCAGTATAGATAGAAATGACGGCTTCGGTGTAATTCTGATAATGTGCCCGCTTCAATCTTTCTTCGTAGTCAGAGGCAAGCTCACGCCCATGCGTGAAGATGTTCTCTTTGGTGAAATAATGTGAACCGCCTTCGTAGGATTGCAGAAAGAAATCCCAGTTGGGCTTTCGGGCGTCATATTGTGGATGCGTTTCGATGAGAACTTTTTTTAGTTTGTCGGACATGATTCCTCACTACTGTTAATCCATGGTGATAAACATCCAATTATATAAAAATTCAATTCTGCCGTCTGTTTATACCACTCACCTTGAACCTGACAACTTTGGAATTTATCATGTAATGCCTGCTCTAATTTATTATTCCCCGGCACAACAGCCAATAGTCTTATTTTAGTATGATTTGCATTCTTCAACTTCCGTAATCGTTGTGGTAAATTAGATGTAAATCCTATTTTTATGTTGTTAGTCTGTGTATCTTCCGCGAAATAAACGACACTACATGGCATTATCTGACAAAGCACTAAGCTACAAAAGGCACGTAATAGCCCCAATAATTTCGGTTTGTTCTGAGTTGCATTTGCTATAATATTCCAAATAGTTTCTCTTTTGATTTCAAATCCGCATCCAGGGCAACGATGTATGAATTTACCACCCCGAATATCCAATTCCTCTGGAATCGGTATCCCGTTAAATAATTCCATTAGCAACCCTCTCTTTCAAATACACCGCGGTATTGTTAATCTGTGCATGTCCAAGCCTTTTTTGTATCTCTTCAATCGGCCTTTTGTTTTCTAACATCCTCATAGCGGCACTATGGCGTAAACAATGTACCGAGTATTCAGGATTTAACCTCGCCAATCGTGCATATTTTTTAAAGAGTTTGCTAATTGTGTTTGGTTTTAAGCATCCTTCTCGTCCTGTAAATAGAGCCGTTCCGGCCTCTTGCCGAATCCGTAGATATGTTTTGAGGGCTTTTCTGACATCATCATAGAGCCGCCGTTCGGTTGAATCGCCATTTTTGACCCGATATATATAGATTTTCCTATCATCCCAGTTAATGCTATTCAAAGTCAACAGCGTAGCTTCTGATACACGTAAGCCGTAGTAATAAATAATCAGAAATAACGCATAATCCCGCTTATTTTCAATTACAGCAAAAAACTTTTTTACTTCCTTCTTTGATAGATATTTTAGCCATCTACCATTTGCATAGTCCATTTTTACGCCCCTTTATCTTAATTTCAACGTTTTCTCTGCCGATTATGCGCCACCTTGCCAGTGCGCGTTCTCGGCTTAGTTAGCAACGAGTACGCGCCCTCAACAGCATCAGGCGCGTCGTTAAAGGCTGCCGTAGGGAATTGCTCAAAACTCCGCACGGCAGCTTCGTTTAGGATGTTGTTGAAAAGCAGCCATCCATTGGCTACTTTCGGCTCTAACGCGGAAATCCTGTCCTCTTTATTCGCTGACTGATGGACAGGAATAATATTTAACTGCCAATAGTCGCCTTTTTGCTTGCGTCGTAACATTTCGGCTTCGAAGTCTTTACGCATGTAATCTTTGAATAAATTGGTCTCCAATCCCGCTGTGGTAACTCCCCACTTTTCCGCCATCTCAAAGGCTTGAACGACTTGCCGACTGGGTGGCACTTTGTCCAGCCAAATATCTATGACATAATTATAATTCTTATCATCGCGTGCGACAACGGCGATGGCGGGATACGATACTCCACTATCACTGCCTAAAGCCGGGTCAAGAAATAAAACCTTCTGCATTTGATCCAACGGTTTTAACTTGCCCTTAAAAGGCCGGAAGTGCGCGCTCTGTCCGCTGACGTTGAGCATCTCTTCCCCCGGATTGCCTTCGATACTAAACTTGCCGGCGCTTTCCATATCAAAGATTTGCGTCTCCGGGTCATGCGGTTCGTTCTGGAGTTCTGAGTTGACGGCGTACCGTCCTGTGTTGATAATCGCTTCCTGAATGTCATAGTAAGACATCCCCGCCGGCCACAACACTTTTACCCCGTCCAGCATCTCCGCTTCGTTGGTTTGATAAAACTCAATGGCACTCTGTTCGCGGTCATCATCTTCAAGATTACAATAAATATCTTTCCATTCTTCCCACAGGTCTTGACGATTTGACCAGGACAGAACCGCTTTGTAAACTTTGCTGCGGTATCCCGGCAATTTCACCAGCTGAGGGAGTGCCGCTTCATCATGGAGAAACGTCCCAATAAACTTGAAATTTGTCGTTCCGTCTACCCGTCCAGCGCGCATCACGTCTTGTTGAATCCAGTTCCACACCTTTTCGCGTTGTTGCGGATTGCGAACACTTTCCTTGCTCTCGATATCGTCGATAACGACCTTCGATGGACGCCGTCCGGTGCGTACCAAACCGCGCACTTGCTTTCCCCTACCTTTGGAAGTCACGGCAATCCCATTGCTGGTCTCAAAGTCGGTTTCAGACCATTTGCGGTCACCACTCAAGTCGCCGAAGTATTCCCGGATGCGTTCATTTGTTTCGATTTCATATTTCAGATCACGAACCCGATCATCTCCTACGGTCGCCGTCTCGGAGATAATCAGAATGTAATCTTCCAACCTATAGCAAATATCGTGAACAATGTCGATAAAACTACGGATAGTCGTCTTCGCATGTCCTCGCGGCGCCGCAATGACTTCATGTCGCCCGCGTCGTTCTGGGTTTTTCTGGAACAAGTCAAAGTGCATCTGGGAAAACGGCAAAAGGCAATATTCCCCTAAGAAGAATTTAGCAAAGAATCCAACATTCCAATAGGCATAAGCACAGACGGCCGCTTTAACTTCATTCCTCTTCTGCTGCGCTTCCAACTTCCGTAGCAGCTCTTGAAATTGCGTCAAGGTCCACGTCTTCGCCAATTTCCTCAAATGTGCCTGCGCCTCTGGTTTTCCAATCATACAGACCTTTCAATTCCTCTGTAGCCTTTTCTAATTCCCGAACTTCCC